CTTGAATGATCTGTTACCACTTGCGGATTCGATGAATACACCGTTCTTATTAGAACCGCCTTTGTCTAAGGCTTTGACGTGAGCTACATCTTTACCTTCTCTGATGTCTGCCTCGCCATTCTTATTTTTGTCGGGGTACTTTTTATCTATCGCACGTCTTGCACGTTGACGCTCCATGCGTCTTTCTTCTTCGCCCCTTGCTTTTTGCTCTTGGTATTCCTTCTTATAAGGACGTGGTGTATTAACGTATGGCATATCAGTTCCTTCCATTATGTGAACAATCTAACACAAGACAATGCTTCTTGCACAAGCCACTCGGTCTAGGATTCCATACATTACTCTCATGGGCAAATTTGAGACGGCTAATCTCTTTCATCCACTTGAGCCACATCTTGTCCTGATTGCTAGAGTCGTAGCTATCTTTTATGAAAGCGTTAGCAATCACAAACAACAACCCAGCCCTAACCCTTTTGATTTGAGGGAAGTGCTTAAACACGGCTAGTGCCATCAATTCTAACTGACCTGTGTCCGCATACTTAGCAGATCGACCTGTTTTGTAGTCTAAAATCCTCGCTTCTTCGCCGTTTAGGATAATCAAGTCAGCTATCCCACGCCACCACCGTTTGGGATCGTTAAAATCGCACGGTTCTAGCCCTTCGGTCAATGCCATCTCGAATTCGCACAACTTCTCACCCGGCATGGATTTGAGTCCATCCAAGGCATTCTTTGCGAATTTGAATGGTTCCGGTAATGGAGTACCATTTTTGATATAGAACTCAGCCGCTTCATGGAATTGCTGTCCATAATCCGTAGCCTGTGTAGGGGGTTCAACAACATCCTTTAATACCTTTAGGTGATAATATTTCTTTGGGCACTGCCCAAATAGTTTGATGCTAGAGTACGACCATGTAATCATTAACAATCTCCATAAGATTCTCCGAAACCGGATTCACAATTTACTGGTAAGCCTTCAGCCCAGTCGGGTGTCCAACGCATACACTCCTCGACATAATTCCTAGCTTCTTCAGCTTCTTCAACTTTCGCAAGACAAGCAATCGCATCATGGACTGTTAGCACAACATCATACTTCTTAGCGATACGAATCATTTGTTCGCCAATGATACACCGTGCAATAGCTTGGCAGACATTCTCAATTACTTTACCGCCATAGATTTTATTCCATCCACGACGAGTCTTGTACATATATTGAACACCTTTTTCATCCCTAGTTGCTCTTAAGTCGTCATAGCGCATCAAGAGTCCGCTTGGTAGTCGTATAGCTTTTTCAAGCGGTACAAGTTGTAGTACGCCTTCTTTACCTAAACGTATTACAGAGCCATTAGCTAACGCTTGTAAGGCGACTTGAGCTTGTTTCCATATAGAAACAATTTGTGGGTAAGTACTTCTGTACGTATGCACAATTCGCTTTGCTTCTTCAGCCTCAACTTCAACACCAAAAGTTTTAAGCTGGTTCTTAAATTTCTCCGACCCCATGCCGTAGCCCGCTCCAAGGATAGTCGTCTTACCCACGAACCGCTCCTCTTTTGTAATCTCTTCAGCTTTCTTACCGTAGATTGCCGATGCCATAAGTTTGTATACATCTTCGCCCTTTCTAAATGCTTCAACTAAATCGTTCTGTCCGGCAAGCCACGCAAGTGTTCTCGCCTCAATTTGTGAGGAGTCAGAGTCTATGATGACATAACCCTCGGGTGCTTTTATAGCCTTCTTTAACTTCCCTGCGTTCTCGCCTCGGCTTGGTAAGTTTTGTAGGTTTAAGTTGTCACCGCCACCCCAACGTCCGGTATGCGCCGCATAATATTTCAAAGGCACTGGCATCAAACCACGCTTGGCAATTCCAATAAAGCGTTCTGTCCTAGTTTCTTCTAGTGTACTCTTTGTACCTAGCCTCGCCGCAACTAAAGTCTGCACTCGTATATCGGGATGCTCCGCTAAAGCTTTAAACGCCTCGTCGTTCTTAGCCAACGCTAAAGTTTCTTTACCCGTGGTCACGCTTATCTTAGTCGGCGGACTAACGCCGTAAAGTCTAAGTAAATCCGCAAATTGTTGGTTAGATGCAAGTTGTGTCGAGTCTGTTATGTCAGCATCCAGTAACAACTTAGCCTTCTTGTCTCTCACCTCATCGTAGTGCTGTTCAAGTAGAGTCAGGTCTAACTCTAATTTCGGCGTAATAAACATCCGTAGAGTAAGATCAATAAGTTTAAGTTCTTTCTTTGGAAAGCCGTTGTGCATCATACGACTAAATAGCGCATGGGTAATCTCAACGTCATTGATACAGTAGTCGCCGTACCTACTAAGTTGTTCAGGTGTAAAGTCTTGCCTGTACTTGCCGTTGGCTTCATTAACCTCTGTACCCTTGGCTTGTAGTTTATAGCGTTCAGCCATCGCACCTAGACTGCCACCTACTTCAACGCCATGCAATGCCCTACCCATAGATAACGTATCAGCATAGACTTTAGGCACAATACCAAAACGCTCACTTAGTATAAAACCATCGAACGCCGTGTTATGGGCCAGTAAGATTGAATCATCCCATGGAAAAGATGTTAACCATTGTTGTATTTCCTCACGCGGGCCAGATGCCCATTCAGTTTCTTCGTTGTTTACTTTGACTGCTACGCCAATTACTTCAAAACGTGAGTCACGCACATACTCCTCGGTCGTCAGCTTGGTTAAGCTAAACGTAGCCTTCTCATAATATGTTTCAAAGTCTAGTGTTATTAAGTTCATTAAGTTTCTCAATGTAGTGAAATGCTTTGTTTATATCTTCGTCTGTTGCACCTTTGCGCCCTGCACGCATAGAGTACTTGATGATGTTGCCTTTCAAAAACCCTCTAAATTCTTCGGGGGTAAGCACTGCTTCCATTACTGTCCAAGGTTGCACTGGCATTTCTTTATAGTGGTTGCCACCAACTTGTTTATCATCCGCATTCAAAATAACGCCCCTTCATATTGTGTTGTATCTACTTTCTTACGTTTTACTTTTTTTGGTTCTTGAGTAAGGAGTTTTGTGGGGAAAGGCCAAGTTGAATCTCCTCTGACCTTATCTGTCTGTTTAGGTAATTTCTTAACCATTCTGCACCTCCTATGTCTTGAAACATTTCTCGTTGTTCTTTAGTCATTCGTACACCTACATATACACCATCTGTTATGTCACTTTTGGGTCTTGGCATCTTCTTTGTCCTTATGGTCGTGCGTCTCCGTTTCTTCTTTAGAGCTAAACATCTTTCCACAATCCGAACACCGATAGATTATTCTATGTATTGTTCGGATCTTACCTCGCTCCTCGGCACGTCTGCTCTCGTAAGTATCAATCTTTTCTATCATTAGCATCTACCATCCATGTCAATGTACTTAGCTTTGTATTGACGTATTGCTTCGACCTTTGCATAAAATTTTTGTACGTGCACAAGCGCATCGCCGTATCGCCCATGATCTACATCTTGGCATATAACATTAGCTTCGTTAATTGCATCTTTGTATAAGTTTAGTTCTGCTAGTGCATCACCAAGTTGTAAATCTAACTCTCTTGTTTCTTCGTCCATTGGTTTACTCCTAAAAATTAAATCAAAATTACTTGCAAACTTATTATGATCTGTTGGTCTTTGTTTAGACCCTTTTCCGCCGTCAGTCATCAAACCCTCCTATCACCATTACGACAAAACAAAACACCGCAGTAATCCATATTGCGCCTATGCTCAATACACCTACTAATAAAATAAGATCTAATATTTCATTCATGTGTTCTTATCCTTTAGGGCTACGGCACAACCAATTTTTGCCCAACAAATTGATGGTAACCATTTAATTTTTCTACCATCTTGTAAAAAAATTTTCAATACGTATCGGGTTTCAAAAAGTTTTATGCTAAGTCTCATGTGTTGCGCTCCTTCAACTTGGCTTCAAACGCTTGGTATAAAGTTGTAGGAAACATCAGAATTGTTCCACCATTATCCCAATGCTCCCCAACTAGCTTTTCAGTAGCTTTGTATATTTCATAGACTTCCTCATTAGTTAACCCTACCCATTCTTTATACTCAACCATTGGTACGCACTCGCTTTTATAGTTTGCATCCCACTGATTTGCTACGCATACACATCCACGTTCATAGCATCCTATATCCACCATCAGAATCTTGTCTGAATCCCAGGGTGTCTGCATCTTTTTTATTTCATTCATTTGACTTCTCCTTTTTACAAACATAATTTGGGTACTCTTGCATATAACCAATTCCTTTGGATGCATCAATTGGTTGCCAAACGTAATAGTACCCATATTGAACCAATACCCCTCCTTGCTCCTCGCAGCTTGGGCCACAGCCCGATAACAGCAAGCAAAGGGCTAATACTCTCATTGATTATTCTCCAATTGTTTTTTAATCCATTCGTCTAGCTTCTCGTGTAGCCAATCAATATTACGCTCACCAACTGATTTGCCGTTGTTCGTTATTCTAGGGTCAGTCAAAATATCTTTAATAACTTCCCCTGAGGTGAACGTGATGGTGCTTCCGTCATGTGTCGTGTTTACACTTAAGCCGACTCCTTTATGAGAAACGCCAAACCCCGCTGTTAAAACTTCATTCATTTTCGCTCTCCATAACATCAATAATTAACTGTTGCTTTACTAATTCCAAACAACCGATTGCGGTTGCTGTGTAAAGCGATTCATCGTACTTGTGGATTAGTTCTAGCATTTCTTCAACAAGACTATCCGCTAATTTGCCTTGACTAAA